TCGCAGCACGATACTTCGAGGTGATGATCTGCGCGTCGATCGGGTTGGCTGTCATTGTCAGGAACTGGATGCGGCGCTGTTGCGCGCTCTCGCGGATCAGAATCATCGCGGCGCCACGGCCGACCATGCGGCAATCGCCCTTGATGCTCGAATCCGGGTTGTACAGCATCTCGTTCAAGAAGCAGTCATAGATCGTCTGCTCGATGACGTGCGCGTCGATGTTGCTGATCCCGCGGCGCAATCCCTTGGCTGCGTTGCTCATCAGGATCTGCAACCCAGTGGCGGTGTCCGCGCTGCCGCCCGCACGTTCGTTGCCGTACGTGTAGCGCGGGATGCCCGTTGCGTCGTCGGCGCGGATCTCCCACTTCTCGTACAGCGCCATGTGTCCTGCAGAGCGGTCCTCCGGTTGGAAGAACCCGATGCCAGGGTTCACCCCTTGCGTGGGGTCACTCTTGAGCTGCCAGAGCTTCCAGGGGAACTGCTCCAGCGACTGCTCGCCATCGGCAAGCCGATCCATGTGCACCCACGTCTGCGGGCCGCTAGCGATCCCGAGGTTGTCGGCCACCGCACACGCGATGCCGTTGCACATCTTCTGCGGGGTCTCGCACAAGTCGGGCACCGAGCGTCCCCAGAACGCCCCTGAGATCGGGTCATAGCAAGCCTTGTGATAGGGGCGTCGACCCAGTGGGTTCGGGTTGAGTGTCGCGTACAGCACGTACCGACCACACACAATCACGTTGGCTTCGTACTCGCGCGTGTCGTCGGTGACGTTCTTGACGCCCCAGACCTTGAGCTTCCAGCCAGGGATGCGCCCCCAGTAGTTCAGCGCGTCGATCGTCCCAGGTGGTGAGAGGAACATATACATCGTCTCTTGTTCGAGACGTTGGCGCTCGCTCTCGGTCCACAGCCAGCCTTCGAGGTGGCCGTTGCTGTAGTCACGCAGCGCACCGTCGATCTGATCATCGCGGTAGCCGTCGAGCCCCTTCAAGTCATACAGCTCGTTGCGCTGATAGCGCATGCGCTCGATGAACTCACCCTTCTGCGGGTTGCTCGTCCCTGGTGACGGGTACGAATCGAATGGGCTGACGCGCGTCCACCATTGCTGCACGGTGTTGATGACTTTCGGCTTCCAGTCCGGGCCCCATTCCAGCTTCTTCGAGCGCTGGTAGATCGGCCCTTTCAAGACCGCGGCCGGGAACGTCGTGAAGTCTTCGATGAAGTCGTCCATCGCTTGGTAGAAGTTGCCCTCCACCAAACGATCGGCAATCGTCTGCTCCATGCGCTTGGAGCGCTTCTCTGCGGCCTTGCGCAACTGAAGCTCGGTGTCATCGCGCAGTTTGTCACCGATCTCCGCTGCGAGCTGCCTGAACTCTTCCTGATCGATCACACCGCCGCCAGCCTGTGCGATCTCCTGCATCGTCGCCTGCGCCTGTTTGATCGCCTTGGCGACGATCGCCTTCTTCATGGGCATCGGCAGATCCGGTACCGGCGTGGATTCAAGGCCCCACGGTTGCTCCCCGACCGGTAGCACGACATCTCGTATCCACGCTGAGCCAGCGCGCGACTTCACTTCCGTCAGTGGCGCCCAGACGACGTTCATGCCGCCGTTGGATTGCGTCATGTCGTTCAGCTCTTGCGGGGAGTACACACCGCGGCGAGCCCGTAGACAGCGCAGCAGCTTCTGGTCGATCCGCTGCTTGTAGATCTTGTTGCGCTGCCACACCGTGCGCACGTGGCCCGCGAGTTCGTTGTCGAACTCATCGGGCAGGTACTCCGCGTTCGGGTCGTGCCCCGTCTGCTCTTCAGCCTGAGCGTCGCGCTTGAGTACGTCCTGCAGCCCGAGCTGCCGCACGAGGGGGTACTTGTTCGGGGCGCCGACCGCGAGCTGCGTCGGTTGGCCAGTCTGTTGCGTAGTGGGGGCCCGGGCTCCCGGGGCGGCTACCCCCTGGGAAGGGGACTGCATCGTTGTTTGGCCACCCGCTGACATCGAGGGGGCACCAAACGATCGCCGGCCTGTGTTTGCAACCATATTGGGCCGGCATTATGCAACATTGTCCGCAAAAGACCACGTGGCGTGGTCGGAAAAAGGAAACGGCCCCTGGGGCGGGGCCGCTTCTTTCGACTAGGAGAAACAACATGGCCTGCAAAACGCTTCCGACGTTCGAGAGGCAGGGCCACTGTAGCACTATCCGCGGGACCACACAACCGTGCGGCGAGACACCGGCCTCACCTTGGCCACCGTGATCTTGCGATCGATCAGCTCGGGCACGAACGTGAGCGCAAGAGAGTCAGCCTTGTCTGGAGACTTACCCCCGTTCTTCTTGATGTCTTTCTTGCTCTGGAGCTGGATGCGAAACCGCGCGTCATAGCCGTAGTCGATCGACGTGAGTTGCAGATCGAGGTCATCGTCGTCCGGGATTGCGCCCGTGACGAGCCATTCCTTCATCTTGCCCCAGCACTCGGCGCGCTGGTTGAAGTATTGCTTCTCGTCCTTGGCGGGCTGGCCCCACATCACCGGGATCAGTGGGATCGCGAGCCTCGGCAAGCGCTTGAGGGCTGAGTCCAGATCCGCGCCGACGCCGATCGCGTCGTAGACGATGCAGGAGATGCCCTGGTACTGCCGCGTCAGCTCGAACGTGCGGCCGGCAAGATCCGGGCCATCGAAGCCCGACATCGAGAGCTGCCAGTGCACCTTGAGCCCCTGGCGCAGCGTGATCACGCTGAAGTCGTCACCGAAGCGCGCCGGGTCGATCGCCAGCACCTTCGGGTACGCGTAGTACATCGCCTGCGTCACCTTCTCTTTGCGTGTGCGCTCGCGTGCTGCGAGCACGAGATCAGGCGGGATGAAGTTGCTGTACCCGGCGCGCGGGAACATGCCCTTGACGCGCACCCGCACGAAGTCGGAATCCTCGCCGTACTCTTCGACCCAATCGGCGATCTGCTTCTTGTTGGTGAAGCTGACGTCGCGTGAGTCGACACGGCGGAACACGTAGTGCAGCGGACGCGTGCAGTTCTTGAAGAAGCGCCCCGCCGTGCGGGTCGGGTTGCCGTATCGCAGCCACAGGATCTCGGTCTTCGCGTCGGTGAGCGCGCCTTCGGTCACCTCATAGATCAGGTCGTCGATCGCGGCTGCCTCGTCGAACAGCACGAGGATGCGCTTGCCCTTGTTGTGCAGGCCGGCGAACGCTTCGCTCTTCTCTTTCGTCCAGGGGATCTGGTCAATGCGCCACGTCTTCGCCTTGTCCTCGTCATCGGCCACATAGATCGAGGTGGCTGTCAGCGTGAAGAGCGACTTGGCCACGAAGAGCTGATGCCACTTGCCCAGCTCGGCCCACGTCTTCGTGCGCAACTGCATGTCGGTGTTCGCAGTGACCACGCCACGCGTGTCCTCGAACGTCGAAATCGCCCACAGGATGAGCCAGCTCACCATGGCCGACTTGCCGATGCCGTGGCCGCTGGCGGTGTCCTCCTGGATGATCACGCCTTCCCCGTTGGCGTTCTGGAGCTGCATGCCGATGCGCTCCAGTTGCTCACGCTGCCAGGGCTCGGGGCCGGCTTCTTTCTCCAGCGAAGTGCCTTCGACACCCCATGGAAACGCCCACAGCACGAACCCCAGCGGATCCGATGCGAAGCTCGCGAGATCGGCCAGCAGCTCGACCAGCGAGGGATGCGCCGACTTCTTGGCCGGCTTCAAAGCAGCCATCAGCGGTGCTGCACGTGGAAGATGGCGAGCTTCGCTTCCTCGCGCGCTGCCACCCACTTGCGCAGCGCAGTGGCGGGCCAGGGGGGCTGCAAGTCCTCGGCCTCGCTGACGTAGACAGGCACCGTTGCTTCGAACAGCATGCGCGTCGTGGTCTCATCGCTGAGCCACGCGGGCGGCACGATGAAGATCTGCCGCATCTCGTCGAAGACACCCTGACCGGTGCCGGCCATGCGTGCCTCCACGGCTCAGTAGCCTTCCTCGGGCGGCTCCGCGTTCATGCCGCCACTCAGATAGCCGTTGCCGTGACGGTCGTAGCCCTGCGCGCGCTCGCGCTTGGCCTCGGCCAGTTTCGGTCCCGCGGCGAAGCCCTCGGACATGGGAGCCATCGCGACCTTGTTGCCGGGGCACATGCGGACCTTCTCCTTGCGGATCTCACCTTGCTCTTCGGCTTCCTCCGGGCACTGGTGCGAGCCTGTGGCCAGCGCGCGGAACTTGCGCGGATCCGTGGCGAACACGGGGTGGGTGAAGTTACCAGATTTGCTCTTCATGCTGAATCTCCGGTGGCGTCAGTTGAGCCGGCTCGATGATACGCGCCTCTTCGACCGGCTGCGAGTCCGTGCGTCGAGCCGCCTGTGCGCGCAGCCGACCGTCACGCAACGCTGCGGCCAACTCGTGCGCCAGTGCGTTTTCGTTGGACTTCTCGTCGCCGATGATCTTGAAGTGGCGGGCCAGCAGATTCAGCATCTGGCCCTTGTCGTGGAACCGGATCTTGACGGTGTGCACCGGGATCGCATCGTCCCCGCGGCCCTGCATGCGGGTCTCGTAGTCGATCGACGAGATCGCAGCGCGCGTGCGCGGCGCCATCCGGTGGACAGGCAGCAAGTCGCCGTTCGCGTCCAGCAGCTCGCCAGGGTCCATGAAGGCGATCGCCCCCATCTCTTCGAAGACCTTCTGCGAGGTGATCTCCAGCTCATCGAAGTGCGCGAGCGTGAGTTCGCGGATCTTGGCCTTCGTGGCGTTCTGGCGGATCAGCGCACGGGCTGTTTCGTCGCAGATACCTGCAGCCGCTGCAGCTTCGAGCAGCGCGTTGCGCCGCGCGCCGCGTACGACGTACTCACGGGCGAAGCGATCGACGGCCGTCGTGGTGATGGCTGTCATTCGTCGGTCCTCAGCAGCTGCAACTTGCAGCGTTCGAGCAGCCACAAGACGTCGGCACCATCTGCCATGGAGCTTTCGAAGTATTCCTCACCAGACTTATCGTAGCCGATGACGATGACGGCACGCAGTTTGCCGCTCGCGGCTTCCAGGATCTGGGCCGGGTTCAGATCGAGCTTGGTGACGCCGCGCCAGCGGATGATTTGAGCTTGCCGCTTGATGTCTGGGTCACCCGGTACGGGCGGTGTCGTGACGAGTTCCATTGGGTTCCCAAGGTTTTCGGTACGGAATTCTCAGCAAAAAATTTGAAACTTGCAAATTGACTTGGCGCGTTTGCGCGGGTGTGGAGGTATAGGGGGGTAACCCCCGTCGCGCGATCGCGCTTCCTCCCCCCGACCCCCACCCCCCTCGCGAGCCGCGAGCCGCGAGCCGCGGGCTGGCCACTGCTAGCTAGTGGACCGTGGGCCGCCAGCGTGCAAGCCGCGAGCCGCTGGCTGTCCACTGCTAGCTAGGGGGAGGCGTCTGCGCTCGCTGCTGGCGGGTTGCGGCTTGCGACTCTGTAATTCTTGCAGCGCTGCGAGAAAATCCCCAATAAAATCAACAACTTAGCGAGATTGTCGTCGAGAGCACCAATGCTTGACAATTCAAAAAGTGACGTGAATTAGCACTATCGATGCCGTGCTTTGTCACCTACTGCCGTGATATGTCTCTTAATTGTGGGTAACTTGTGCATAACATACAGCGGGGGGTATATTTAGGGCATGGCACGCTTTATGCTTGTCATGGAATGCCACTTTCGGCATGCACACTCGGAGTCACCACAATGTCCACCCTCATGGATTGCAACGCCCAATGGTCAACCCGCCCCAATGACGAGCGCTATCTGTCCCTCGACGACATGCAAGCGCATTTCGACAACATGCGCGAGCGCTCGCGCGCCGTGGCAGTCAGCACGCGCGATGTGCAGGTCGTGCCCCTCACTGGCAACAATCGCGCGCTGCGGCTTGTCGGCCCCAAGGGCAACGGGTTTGCGCCGACTCACTACGCTTTCGGGCAGTTGGCCACGATCGCGGGCGCGCCGGCCGGGTATCTGCGCACCCTCCCGGCACCGATGGCTGCTGACTGCATCAATTACGGGTTGCAAGTCAATCGCGATGCCGAAGACATCGGGCTCTTGCTCTACTCGAACGGCGCCCCGATCCTGCGCGCCGCCACGGGTCCGCGCTACGGGCGGATATGGAATGGGGGTAATGACGGAGTCGTGCAAGCGCTGCGCGATCGTTTCGGCGATGGCGTGACCGGGCGATTCCGCGTGCCGGGTGAGTTCGGGCAGCGCGTCGACATCACCAAAGAGAACACAACCCTTTTCGCTGGCGATCGCGATATGTTCGTGTTCCTCGCTGACGAAGAGAACCGCATTGAGGTGCCGAATCGCCGCGATGGGCATAGCGGCTCGATGGCCCGGGGTTTCTTTGTGTGGAATTCCGAAGTCGGCGCGCGCACGTTGGGCATCAAGACTTTCCTTTTCGACTATGTGTGCTGCAATCGCATCGTCTGGGGCGCCAACGATGTGCAGACCTTTACGCTGAGGCACACCCACAGCGCACCACACAAATTCATCGAAGAGGTGCGCCCGATGCTGCAGTCGTACGCAAACAGCAGCGCCGCCAACGTCACGCGCGCCATCGCCGACGCGCGCCAGCATCGGCTCGATAACGTGGACGCGTTTCTTGCCAAGCGCTTCGGTGCTCGCATGGTGGAGCAAGTCAAGGCGGCGCACCTGACCGACGAGGGGCGCCCGATTGAAACCCGTTGGGATGTCGTGACGGCAGTCACGGCACACGCGCGCAGCATCGCGTTTCAAGACGCACGCGTCGATCTGGAAACGCAGGCCGGTGAACTCTTGACAACCGCGTAACGCACGCGCCTAGCGCATCCCTCAGGGTGCGCTATGGCGTGCGATGTGCACGTGACCACAGCGAGGTACCAGACAATGACCAAGTTAACTTTCGATGACGCGCTACAGCGCATCGCCGACGAACGGTGCGTGGCGCGAGATGATGTGCAAGCCCGCGCGCTGCGCCGACGCGTATGGATTGCCGAATGGCACATCCCCGGCTGTGTCTCCGAATCGTTTAGCGTGGTCACGACCAAGCGCGACGCGATCGAGTGCGCGCTGGCCATGGCCGACGGCCCCCCGCGTGGCATGGCCACAGCGCTGCGCCGCTACGGGCGTTTCGATTCGCAAAGCCCCATGTTCGGTCGTTGCATCAACACGATAGAGCGGCGCACCTTGGGGGACCTGCTGTGAACGAATTCGAAACCCCAAACCTGGACGCGTGCGCCAGCGCTGACGACATGCAAGCCCTTGCGCAAGTGTTCGCGACGCTGGCGGATTACGCGGGATGCAAAGCCCTAGCGATGCGTGCACGCGAAGCCGGGCGCATCGATGAAGCATTGCACACTGAGCGCACGTGCGATTCCATCTATTCCAAGTTGCCCCAGTGGGCGAGGTGGTGAACCATGACACATCCTAACTTCTTCATCTGTTCATCTGGGGATCTGGTGCGCGCCACCGGACCCTGCACTGTGGTGCGCGAGCGCTACTCTCACACATACCGCGAAATCCGCACCGGTGCGCAACTGCGCGCGACCCTGCGCGCCGGCCCCTACGTGTGGCCCGGGGGTTACCCGCTTTTCTTTCTGCTGAGCGATGGCGCTTGCGCATCGTTCGCGGCGGTGCGCGCGAACCTGCCCCAATGCACCCGCGCGATTCGCGATCGCTCGCACGATGGGTGGCGCATCGTAGGGTGTGATGTGAATTGGGAAGATGCCGATATGGTATGCGCCATCTCCGATGAACCCATCGCACCAGCGTACGCCTAACGCACGCGCCTAGCGCATCCCTCAGGGTGCGCTATGGCGTGCGATCCTGCACGACACACGGAGAACACCGATGACAGCATCAAAGCTAGCGGCATCGTCGCTTGCCGGGCGCGTGACTGAAGAGTCAAACGCGCGAATCGAAGCAGAACGCGCCAAGTTAGAGGCGCAGGCCATCGCGGCTCGCGCGTGGGATGAAACCATACAGGGCAATCCCGAGGTGCCTGCACCTCACTTGCTTGCCGAGATC